CCATCTACTGCAGCAGCGATGCTAAGAGTTAATTGTATAGGTCTACCTGGACGCATACCGTTTCCTTATTCCAAAGTTCAATATGTCAACAGGTCATTGCGACCTTGTATTAGGATAAGAGAGTAAAGCCGAGGATATTTATAGAGGATTCAAGAGGTTTTAAAGAGGAATTCATTAGCGTGATACCGAATGAAAGGTCTTCATGACTTGAGAAAAATCAGGTCTCAAATTTAAAGAATCTTTAAACGGACGATAAGTTATCGTGATATGTTCCAAAGGTTGAGCAGGGGCACCTAACACTGCACTGCCTGCGTTCACAACAATTTGTAATGCCACAGAATCACCTGCCGCTACCTGAAAAGCGCCTTCTGCACCTCCGGGAGTAACACACACAGCTTGTAATGCAGCCATAGTTGCCCATACATCTGTTGTATCAAAATTATTCGCAGGAGCGGCTCCAAAATTTGTTGCGGATGAAACCGTAATGCCCCCTGATCCATCAGGATTAGCTCCCGTCACCATAGCAAAAGCATCACCTATGTTATCAAAGGCACGTGCAGCTAGACCACCGAATCCAAACTCTATAGCAGTAACAACTACATCTTCTGTAAACTTACAAATAGTAAATAGATTAGGACCGGCAACTAAAGCCTCACCCACGAATACGTCTGAGTAGCCAGCAGCCCGATTCATTTGAGAAACAGTTTCAGCTAAAACTGCGGAGCCAACATCGTTGATTAGTGTTTTAGACTGTACAGCCATTGTAGTCTCCTATCGTGGTACCGATCTAAAGTTAGTCATTGCCGGTGTAAATGCAGGTTGTAAATTCAATGCATCTTTCACAGGACGATATGTCACATTGACACTTTCAATAGTCTGGCCTGCTGCAACAGGACCACCGGCTGTAGCAGTTAAATCAAATTCTATTGTAAGCGCATCACCAGCAGCTACTTGGAAAGGAGCATCTGTTCCCGTTAAAGCAGCAGCACTAGAAGCCGCAGCTAAATCTGTTATTGTCGTCCAAAGATCTGCCGTAGCAACAAATGCTCCCGCACCAGGACCAAATCCAGTAACACGACCAACCTCAGTGCCGCTAGCAGCAGTTCCCGAAGGATCAGTACCTGTAAATAATGCTATCGAATCGGCAGCATTATTAAGATTTGAAGCCGCATCGCCAAATCCAAATTCTACACGAGTAACAAGAACATCTTCTGTAAATTTACAGATAACAAATGACATATCAGTGGCTACAATCGTCAAAGCAATACCGAGGTGAGTCGATGAATAGCCTGCGGCACGATTCATTTGGGAAACAACTTCAGCCAAAACTGCTGAACCAACATCCTTTATTAGTGTTTTAGACTGTACGGCCATTATGATCTCCTATTTCTTCGACTTTTTTTTGGAAGAGGTTTTCTTAGCTACATCTTTTTTAGGTGCAGCTTTTTTAGCAGGAGCCTTCTTAGGCTCAACTTTCTCAGGCGCACTTGGCTCTTCAGCCGGTGCTTCTTCTACAGGTGTTTCTTCTACAAGTGTTTCTTCTTCGGGTACTTCTTTTACAAGTTCTGGAATTACCACTGGGGGATCAGCTTTTCGTTTCAGACCCATTTTAGCCAAAAAGGCTGCTGCTCGTAATCTTCTAAAACCCATAAGTCATACCTACCCAAATGATTAGCCAGGGGGAGATTAACTCCCCCCAACTAAACTATCATATTATTAACCTAAACGACCAATATTAGTCAGGCGCGTCCACTTAGCCGGGGCAAAGAGGATTGGGGTGCCGTATAACATGACCATCCAACGGTATGCCGGTGCCAGAACCGCAAGATCCATACGCATCAGAGGAGCTAACTGACGGAATGTAATTACACTCGGAGTCATCTCGCCCAAATATGCAGTTTGCGTAAACGGCATAATCGCATTTCGATCAACCGGCAAAGCGGCAAGTGGAGACGCGGCAGCTTGGTTAGCACACCGAAGACGTGCAATCTCACTGTAGTCAAGCACATTAGCTGACACTGCTGAAGCTAGGGCACGAGGCAAAGTACGATAAATCATAAAGTACTCAGGAGGATTCGGACCAACAACCCCCGCATTGGTAACTGTGAGTGTAATATCATCAGTTAAGTTAGCTGCGGCAATTTGGGTGAGGTCCTGCTCACCGGGATTAGCAAAAAATACCGGAGCTGACTCACCAAAGCGATTACATGCAGTCACTGCATAACCAAATACTTGGGGTGCAGCAGGTGCAGCACCTATACTCTTAGCCCATTCACCTGTACCAGCAGCTGTAGCCGCCGTAATAGATCCAATTGCAGCAGGAGCATTAGCGCTCGTTGCAGCAGCAGGAGGATTCTTACCTTCACGAATGAAGACATCGGGGTTGAACTCAATGTTACCTGCTTGGGTAGACATCGACTCAATAGCCAGACCAACTTTACCGTTAGTCGGTGCAGGAAGCTGCACACGCTCACGGGGATAGAAAGTCTTGACCAAGTCACTCATCGCACGGGTACCCAGGAAAATATCCGTGGGATAGCCGAAAGACTCGATAACCTGATTAGCGGCTTCTTCGATGTCAGCCTCTTGAAGAGGTGCACCTTCGAGATCAATAGTCTGAGCGCCAGCAATCAGAGAGTCCATACCGTCCCACTGCTCAGCCTCGCCATCAAAAGCAAGACCAGAGTTACCGTGGAACAACGAATCCTCGACACGCTCAAGGAGCCATAAGATACCGTTCTGGTTTTCCAGAGCAATAACATCGCCAGAAGCAGGATTGACAAGTGTCATCGGGTGAGTCACCGAACGGGTGGTTCCGATATACTTGACCAATGCCGTCTCACGACGATACGTGCTGTCTTGGCTTTGCGGCAGTTCACCCTCACGAGTAAACCCAAAAGCACCAGCAGCACCGTAGCTACTCAGAACGTTGAATTCCTCAACAGTTGAGTATGCGGGGCTCTTTGGAATCTTTTTCCAGAACTTGATGTGCTTATTAGTAAAGGTAACAACCTTCAAGCTACTCTCAAGACTCTCAACACGAAGTGCAGCACCGCCTTGCTGATTAGCAACGGCGTAACCTGCGGAAAGGGCTTTAGTAAGCTGGGCAACATCATTCTGCGATGAGGCACCAAAACCGTTTAGCCCGTCATAATCAGCTAAGCTAATTTGCGGATTCATCTAATATCTCCTAATTAAGCAGTCAAACTTTTCAAAACGTTTTGGCTCACAGCCTCAGGCCCATATTGCTCACACTTGATAACATCAAGAGGAGATACTGTGCCTGCCTCAACACCTTTGACAAGAAGATCTAAAACTTGATTCTTATCTAATGTATCTTGAGAAGGAACCGACTTAGACATATACTGATAGCTCTTAGGTCCACGTGCGGGACCCTCAGCATACTTCACAATATTATCCTTAGACCCATCAATGGCCTCAGAAATAACAGAAAGGTTATATGCAAGAGATTTCACAATCTCCCCATTTTCACTGTGAAGGTCGGCAATTGATTTAATTACTGACTCTTCTAAATCGTGACAATAAAAAGCGATGGATTTAGTAAGCTCACCGAGGAATTCACTGACTTCAACACCAGTGTGAACGCTCTTTTTCACGTTCTTTTTCTTATCGTCTTCCTCTTCCTCTTCTTCTTCTTTGCCCTCTTCGTACTCATACTTATCTACATCAGCACGCTCGTCACGGGACTCATCTTCATACTCATCACCATGAGCTTTCTTCATCTTCTTCTTCTTTTTCTTTTTAGGGCCGTTATAGTCCGTCCCGTCCTCTTCGTAAGAATCAGTCCAGGCAGTATCCTCGTCACTGTCATAATCATGGGTTTCGCCATCACCCCAATTTTTTGGAGCGTGGGCAGTGCGGTGATCTTCAATTTGAGCTTTATTTAAAATATCATCTAATCGATGAAGACTTTTCACAAGCTCTGATTCAAATCTTGTATCAGACATTGGTATCTCCTATAATCCCAAGCTCTTTTGAATGTCGGGTGACAGAACTCCAGTAGTTTCAAACTTAATAATATCCTGAGGAGATACATTACCTTCCTCAAACCCTTTCATAAGGGTTCCCAGAATATCAGTCTTAGTGGGCTGACCCTCTCCAAAACCACCCTTATTCAAAGGCGCAGCATTGGTAAGGTCTACATTTCCTTGTGCAGCATACTCATCAACTGAGGTCCCAGTCGTATCAATCATACCCAAGCTTTTTCCAAGCTCTTCAAAAGTACCATCAACACCTTTCGCAAAATCCACATAATCATTGTGAACACCTGCGAAGACAACGCCTAAATTATCCTCTAATTTAGCAAAAGAAAAGCCAATGGACTTAACCATTTCTAGAAGAAAAGGAGACTGTTCTACACCAGCCAGCAGGGTGGGATTCTCTTCAACGTAATCAAAGAAAGACTTATCCATGTCCAAAGGTCGGCTTTCTTCTTTTCCTTCGTCCTCGTCTTCCTCTTCCTCTTCACCCTCTGCAAACATACGACCTTCTTTCTCACCAACTTTTCTTTCTACTTCAGTCTCATCGTCATCATAAGCTTTAGCTACATAATCAGTCCCATCGGGTCCAATGTGATCCTCTTCTTCTTCAGTTTGAGGTTCATCATCCGGCCAATCAACACCTTTTGTGCGGCGATGAGAACCCTTCATTTCTTTATCAATAATCTGACTCATTAAAATTCTCCTTAGACAGATAACTCAAAGAGGATATCTGATAACAAATTAGAGGTTTTTCTGGAATAACCTAAATTCTGTGAAATTAAAAATTGAACTTGTGCCTTAGTTAATTTTGGGTCATCGCTACCACCATATGCCACATCAGTCACATCTTTATCTAAATCTTCTTCCGTAAGAGCGCCACCGTCCGTCTGATTGGCGATAGGGTATCCTGCAGCTAAAGTCTTACTTAAGTTATAAGCAGAGAGTGACTTAACGACATCTAAATATGTGTGATGATTAATAGGTGCTGTAGTAATGGCGATATCTTGTATCCAGCATTGAGCAATCTTTTGGCCTTTTCGAAGAAGGGTCTTTCCTTGCAGGGAAAATCCACAACGACGGTTACTCTCAGGATTAGCGGCTAAGGTCTTAATGTGTTCCCACACTGCGTCGGCAACTTTTTTACCTTTATAAAGCATCCCTTTTACATAAAGACCTTTTGGAGTTACTTTTACTTCCCAAGGTTCTCCGATTTTATTATCGGCTCCGGGTTTATGGTCCCAATTAAAGTAACCATGCTTCAAGAAATAAGAAAAATCGATTCCCTTTTGATCGACCTCTTCATTTTGGAGATCTGTATGAGGAGTAGAAGCAATTCCCTCTACAATTCGTGCTTTTCCCTCTTTGTCAGCCTTAGCTTTAGAAATAGGCATCCAAAATGAAAAGCTTTTTTCGATTATACTACTCATAAACAAAAAAAAGAGAGATGTCCTAGCTGACATGCTCCCTTTATGGAGAATCCTTCTTTTTTAGTAACCGCACTAAGGTGACTTATATCTACCTTGAGGCTCAGAGTACAATATTAAAAACCTCAGTCAAGCACAAAATGTAAGTCAGGTTGTCCTTTTTCTATCATTTCAATTTTTATAGGAATTACATGTTCTTTTTTACAATTCCTACATTTAGCCATTACATCATTATCGTTGAATACTAGGAGCATAGATCTTAATTTAGTTACAGAGCCATAACTTTTTAAAATAAGCTCGCCACACCCGCACTGTATATCTGATAATATCTTTTTCACTGCATATCACTTTTGCATAAAGTCTTCATACTGGTCTGGATTAAAGGGCTCTTTCTTACCTTTAGAGATACCTAATTTAAGTAATGGGACTAATTGGGTATAGGAGTCTCCTTTAATTAAAACTGAAGGAGAATACCCATTTAAACTCTCTACATAAGGACAATCCATGGGTGCGAGACCCTTGACAATCATCTCTTCGGTATTGGCACACCAGTGTGCTTTTTCAAATCGATCAGAATAAACAGAACACCGACTCTGACCCTCTACCATCTCTAAATGTCGGCACGCTAAATCCTTTACATAGAGTCTATATTCAGATCCACTTTTTTGAATATTAACTCCTGCATGACAACATGCCCCACAATTTGTGCAATAACTCTCAATCGGTTTACTTTTAGCTAAAATACTCAGGTGTATCTTAACCTTATCTCGCATGTGCTCATTCATCTGAAAGCATCCTTAGCAAAGCAAACGACTTATTAATAGTCACTCCCTCATCCTTTATATATTCTTTTAATAACCGTATCTTTATAGCTTTCCTCAGAGTCTCATCATCAAGAGATCCATCTCCTCTTATTGATTTCAACAATAGTTGATCGACATCCACTACATACCTGCCTTTCATAGGGCGCTCCCAGTTCTTTCTCGTTTTCCTAAATCCTCTTGAGAAACAGGTTCTTTCTCGCCATGAATCAAATCTAAAAGGGCTTCTTTATAGTGATGTCCTGAGAAATTCATATGAGCATCATACCTACCATGGAGTTTAGAGGTATCCCCACCTGCCATAAGGCGTTCCATAATTAGATTTTTAATAGATTGAGCTAATGCAAAATGTGCTTGGTGAGCGTCTATGTGTTCTTGCCACTGATAATTACGAGTTTTACTTTTATATCTATCGTTTACTCCAGTGTCAGAATGGATGGGGTGTCCACTCTTTGTATCTCCTATAATCGATCCCTTCTTATATATTTCATAACCTCCCTTATCTTTATTGATAAGAGAATGTGGGTTATATCCCTGTCCAGATCCCCACTTCTTAAAGTAAATAGGCTTACCCGTGGTGGGACTCACCCTCTTAATTTGCCCACCACGAGGTCCTATTGATGGTTTAGAAGAAGGTTCTGTAGAAGGAGGTAAACCTTCACCTAAAGCTTTAAATAAACCAGATCTGAGATAATGCTGTGGCATTAACTAAGCGTAGTGGTTCTATTGGGAGTAGATCCCCCACCCAGACCAGCATTCCAATTCAACATCTCTTGACGTTCTGCGCCCACTAAAACACGAATCTGCATCTTCTCTTCTGGAGATAATCTAATCATCGTCGCAGCGTGAGCACCGGGAACTTGAACTCCTGCCATTCCAGGGATAACTAAAGCTAAAAGAGCTTGATCTCCCGGAAGCATAGTAGCCCCATTTTGAAGCTTATCCAGACACTCAAAAACTTTAGCTACGGCATAATCAATATCTAAAGTTCCATTAGCATAACGTCTTAAAATAGAGTTTCCCGGCATCCACGAGGCCTGAGGAACTTTATACTGAGATGCTCTTAGCTTTTCCCGTTGGAATGACGGGTTAGCAAATGATTTATGCAAAGGAGAATTCAAAGGAACTCTCGTATTAATTCTATCCTCACTCATTGATTTCTCCTACTCCAAATGAGAGTTTTTGTGCCACGTAGAAGACCTAAAAGCATCTCCACATGACTCACACCAATTCCCAACAGACTTGTGTAATTTTTTACAAATAATACAGGGGGAGCCTACACCACTTTTACGAACAGTTTCAGTGCCATACT